CCCATGAGGATGAGGTTAGGCTCACCACCATTCTTACGAATGTTCATGATTGCGTTGTCCAAAAGGTTCAACGACAGGTCACGGCCTGTACCAGAGTTATACTGGACCGAAGCACCAGCATTCCACGTACCAGCGGTACGGTCAGCATACGTTAGGTTGTATGCTCGTACACCACCGTTAGCGGTGTAGTTAGAGTGGGATGTACCACCAACTGCTGCACCGTCTTCCCAGACGATATCATCAATTGAGGTCATACCTGCACGACTGTAAATTGCAGCAACGTCGCTGTCTGCGAAAGTTGTGCCTGTAGCAATCGTTACAACACCAGTTGAGGTGTTGACAGCCGAAACTACAGAACCGCTTGTGCGGTCCCAGTCGTTTGCTGAGTTGTCGTACTGCGAAACTGCGTCACCAATCTTGAAGTTCTTAGCTACTGAAGCTGGAACCGTGAAAGTGGTAGTTGCACCTGCGCTAGTCAAGTAAGCAGAACCAGCAAGGAGTTCTTCGTTGATTTCCTTTACGTGGTCGATTTCTGCATTCTCATGCTCCATAGCCAGAATGTCACCAGCACCACCCTCAAGGTTGGCGGTGAAGATTGCCTTCACAGCTGCACCAAAGGTAGTACCAACGATTCTTGGCAAGGAGTTGATATTCTCAATATTTGAGATATCTACGGTCGGGAGAGTTCCCGTTTCCGTGATCGGACGAGATCGCCCAGAACCACGGTCGGTTCGTACACGCCAACCAACGCTGTTGCCCCAAACCACACGGGGAAGGGCATTCCAGAATCGAGTCTGGTTGTTTAGAGCATGCCACACTTTGCGTCCGTATGTAGCATTGAAAATTCCAGTAGCGGAGTCAACCGTAAAGTAAGACTGCTTCTGCATGAAATCCGGTCCGAAGACGTTCTCAAGCAAGCCACGGCCACGTTGCGCCTGACTGAAGTACTGAAATAGTGATGGATTAGTAGCCATTATCTATCTTATCTCCGTAATTACTTTGAGGGCTGAGAAAGGATACCCGTTAGAGAGTCGCCCTGTCCAGCCATGCTAACCTGCATTTCTGCCATGTCAGCGTAACTCATTTTGGTAAGTTGGTCTACAACAGCTTCAGGGTCGAAGTTACCGTCGGCAACCTGTTCACCAATTTCTGCTGCTTTCTGAAGTGGGTCGCCTACATCTGGAAGAATCCGGCTCTGTGGTCGTCCACCAACCTCAGCCTCTTTCCAGCCAATCTTCCGCATCTGGTTCTCGACTGCCGAAGCAACCGCAGAGTCGGTAGAAGCCTGAGACTTAGCAAGGTCAGCGATAGCCTTAGCCATTGAAGTCAATTGAGACTTCATGTACGCCATGTTAACTTCTTCACCGTCAACAACGCCTTCGTCCTCTACCTGAGGATACTCGTCTGCGCCCTCATCTGCCAACTTAATTTCTGCAGCAGCAGCAATAGGCTGCTGAACAGTCTCAGTGTCAGTGTCAGGGTCAGCGTCTTCCTCTGTGTCCGCAGCTGGCGGAGTGGCAGGGCTAGAAACGTTCTTGTAGTTGTAGTCGTCAACTGGCATACCTTGAGGAGATTCTCCTGAAGGAGCCTCGTCACCTTTAGCAAGACCAAAAGCGTTACCAACTGCCTTTACAATTTCTTTAGTAAATGCAGCCTTAGCAAGCTCTTCGGCCTCTGCGTTCTGTTTCTCTTCTGCTTCTTCGTCTTCTTTTGCGAATCGGGCTGCAAGAGCGGCAGACAAGTCGTTAGACTTCTGAAGCTGCTCGGCAATAGCCTCAAGCGCAAGGGTGTTACCCTTTAGCAAATCGTTTTGATCCGTCATTATTATTCCTCCAAAGAGAATAAAACTTTGTCCATAACCTTTCTATCGCTTTGGAGGGTGGTCTCGCCGCACGCCCTCGTAATTGTGCGAAATAACAAATAAAAAAGCAGATGCCAAAAGCAACTGCTTTCTCTTGTCTATTGTTATTATACATCTATTAGAGGTAAATGAACTTAGATTTTAAATATTTCATCCAAATCCAAGTCTGCGAGAAGTTTAATTTCCGAAATTCTAGGTTTTTTATTCTTTTTAGGGTTGGGAGTAGGAGAATCTAGTTTATTCATACTCTTTAAACGCCTACGTTTGGTAATCTTCCGATCCCGATTCTCCCACGCCTCTAGATTAGACACGCCACTTCCTCCTACGAATTACTGAACCACCGGACTTTATTCCACACTATTCGGGCTAAACCTATAGAACCTACAATTACGGAAGACCACGCAACTACCTGTAGTGTTATTATTTCCGTGTCTATAGAATTAGCTATATCGGCAGTTATCCCACCGAATAAAATTAGGGGAATAGGGAAATACTCTTTAATTTTAACCATTCTTCTTTTTACGGGTTTTTAGGATACCTAGCTTTCCGCCAATACGACCCCATTCTGGAACCGTAACCTGACCGTCGGCTAAAGCCTCCTTTATGTAAGCCAAAGCATCGTCACGTTCTTCCTTGGTATCCAAGTTAGCGAAAATCTGCTGACCTAACTCTAACAACCCTTTATATTCTTTTGGAAGTAGCTTACTTAGAAATGCGAGCATGGTTGTCTCCTCTTATCTTTGTGTACCGCCCTTGTTGGACAATACTATTGGATCACGCCTTTTGTTATCTACATTATGTTTCTGCATCATCTTAACCATTTTTTGAGTTTCGGATAATCCTGATTGTTCACCAACCCAGCTAGCAAAATCTATAGCATTATGATAATCATTGTCAGATACGAAGGCGTCATCATATTGAACTATATCGCTTAGGTACTCGTGTATACCATCCTGAGTCAGAGGTCCGTCATAACCAGAAAGTAATTCGGCCGGATTAGATCCACCTTCTTGTTGATATCGTTCCCCAAGGGCATTTACAGCTTCCGTGTCTGAACCAATAAGTTCGCTAATAGGATAGGGGTCACTACCCGGCAACTGTATGTTACCTTGTCCATCAAATGTAGGTTCGGATACGTCAGGAGGTGAAGCACTTGGACCATAATCAATATCTTCTGGTTTAATTTCTGGTTTAACCGGACCGTAATCAACTTGGTCAACCCCTTCAATTCCTTCAACCGGACGAACAATTCTGTCTTGAGAAATTTCAGGACCGGGTTCAGGGGCAGGAGGAACGTCTATACCTTGCTGATCTAAATCTTCCCTAATTTGGGCGGCACGTTCTGGGTCGCCATAATCTAGGTCATACCCACCTTCAGCAGCATCAGGAGCTACTGCTCCACCACCACCCATGTCGTCGTAGTACTGTCCACCCTTAGGACCCGTTTGTACCTGCGCTCCCTCAGGAGCTTGTTCACCGGGCTTAAGGTAAACTCTAGCTTTATCCAATTCCGCAGCGTCCAAACCTTCACCAAAGGGACCTTTAGCCAAATGTTGAGTTTGAGTCTTTTTTACGAAATTAGGAAATAGTTCGGACAGTAAGTACTTAGACATTAGCTACACCCGCAGTCTTCAGATTTAGTGATATCTAAAGTTTGGTAATCCTGTCCTGCCGTAGTGACAGCAGTACCACGTTGAGTGGTTCCTCTAGATTCAGGGTTGTTTTTCATATCGTGTAATTCGTTTAGGGCTTCCTTTTCTTTCGGCCAGCCATGTTTTTCTCGAATTTCTTCAGTTCGCTCTAAAATTTCCTCTGGAGTGTCAAAAATTTCGGTCAAAGTCCCTTCTGGACCAACCTCAGCTTTTATGAAACTTTTCAGTTGTTCCAAAGAGGAACGCTTTCCCGTAACCATTTTAAAAACCTCCTGTCGGCGTTTTTCTAACTTTTCATCATATTCAGTAATTTCTTCTACCTTATCTTCATTATACTCAGAGTACGACTCTAATCCGGGGGACATGCTCCCTTGAGTATTATTATCCATAGATAGAGAATATTCTTCTACCGTTTTACCTGCGTTTGGTAAATCTTTGTCGGGGTCGAATCCGCCGTAAAACTTGTTATAGTTTCCGCCGGTATCCGCCCCATGGGGAACACCTGAACCCGGGCCAGCTTGTTCCTTTTCTAGCTTTATTAGGCAACTGCCATCTATACAACTTCCCGAATTTTCTGAACCATGGGCTTTTAGTAAGTTAAAATGAGCTCCTTGGTTTACTCCTTTTTCACAGACGGTAACTTCAGCTAACTCTAACTCAGTTACCTTAGTTATAATTCTGTCCTTACCTTTTTCCTGAACTAGCTGTGAGTCGGTTTCAAGGGCGGAGCCTGCGATGGAGTAACTTCGTATACGTCCCTCTTTCACCTGCTCTTTTACCCTGTCGGCAATCTTTGTGTCGTTACGCATTTCTGTAATGAAAAACAGATGGTTCTCATGCACACCACTTTTAAATATTTGACCCGACTTATTTATGTACGCTGGTAACGCCCACCCAACCTGTACGTCCGAGTGTAGAACCATGGCATTACGGGTTCTAATATTACCCATAAACTTTCTAAATGCCCTATCCATAGCATCCATGGTAATAAGGTGTCCCTCTCGGTCTACCATTTCAACCGAAGCGGGGCCACCCACCACTAGAGGTTCATTTTTCTCCAAAATATCACCCGCAAGTTGGGCGTATGCTTTATTGTTAGGGTAATAACGAGATAGGGTTAAAATTTCTGCAGCGGTTGAAAATCCTGCTTTATATAAACGTTCATACTCATCAATAGCGTCTTTGATACTGCCTTTAGTAGTCATTCCGCCTGAAGGAGCAGCTTTAGATAAGTTCAGAAGTTCTCCGGTTTCTGTATCGGAGAAGTCTAAGTACTCAGATTTTTGAACTACAGCATCCTCTTTTTCTAAAATTTCATCGTCCTCAATGAAATTTTGCATAGCCTTAGAAAAATACGAATAGTCACCTTTAGGGTATGCTCTAGTGAAGAAAGACTTGTCTAGCGAAAACTGCGAAGCAGTATCTACCAAAAAGGCTGTAGAAGATTTAAAATCGTTAGATCTAGGAAAAGATAAAGTCCTAGTAGAAACATCCTTTACTAGATGCTTAATTTCATCATTAGTAACTCTATGATCCCTAATGTCTTTACACACCCTTAGTAAGGTGAATTCGTTCATTAAACCTCTGGGTTATTTCCCAATAAAAGTATTCTGAGTAATGAATTTATCTGCTAAACCATACTCGATTGTTTCCGACGCATCTAAGTAAAATTCTCTATCTATATCTTTCATTATAGTGCGTTCTTCCTTAGACACTCCCCATTCCTTTATTAATCCGACCAAAGTTTTCTTGACTTTTTGCATTTCTTTACTTTGGATTTCTACTTGCTTTGCATCTCCTCTAGTTGTACCCGAAGGTAAATGCAACATAGTGTGAGCATGCGGGTATACGTACCTGTGACCCGCTTCACCTGCCGCTAGTATCATAGCTCCCATACTATAACAATTAGAACCCACAGTCCAAACTGGAGCTTCTACGGTTTTCATGATATCTATCAATCTCAATCCGTCCCTAACCGAACCCCCCGGTGAGTCTATATGTAAAATAATAGGTGCCTTAGAATCCTCTAAACTTAGAGAAATAATGGAGTCTGCTGTAAATCCAGAATTCCAATTATCTATCCTATCTATTGGTCCTACTATAGTTCCATATAAAAACAAATTTCGATGCTTAGTAGCCAACCCTTCATACAGGGTTTGCATTTCATCTTGCTTAACTACTTCTCCGTCTATCCTTCTTACAGACTGATACATGAACTTCCCCTAATTACTTTTTTGTCTTCTGCTGTATATCTAACTCAACTGTTGCCCTTAATAGACTATCTCTGTATTCGTACAAAATGTCTTCTATCAACTGCTTCAGTTTTTCTAGTTGTTTCCCTTCTGGCATAGAAGACTCTAGTTGGTCTAGAGTCTGTCCTACCATTCGAGATGCTCCCCGCATAATGTATTCTTGAAAAGGTGTAATATTATCTATAATTTTTTGAATTTCTTGTTTGCTCGGCACTATCTCTTTCCTCCAAACTTATTCTTATGTTTCGAGCCCTGTGTCTGAGGTTTTCCACCAGATTTTGATGTAGGATTACCACCAGAAGATGCCGGTTTTCCACCCGTGGAGGATGCTAATTTTACTCTACCAAATTGTCTCTGTAATGCGTTGAATACATTAGTAGTTAAATCTGGCATCTCTGTATCTACTGCCCTAGTAAGATATTGCCCTCCCTGTCTGGGGTCACGACGTAAGCGTTTCCCTGAAGGGGAAGTGTAATACCCTTTTACTCTAGTAGCTTTTACTTGAGTTCCGTCTTTACGTCTAAAGGCTCGCCTTATATGCGCCCCCACAGTTTTCGGTTGTGTATCTTCGCCAGAACTGTAAGGTCTAGCCTCTACATCGGCAGCATAAGGAGCATTATACTTTAAAATCCAACCATCTTTTTTAGCTGAAAACCCTCCGCTCTTTTTTAGTTGCCCTGTTTGTACAGGAACATATTGTTGTGATCTTTGGAACACATGCTTACCGTTGACCTGAACGCCGTTAGTGATAGCTTTTAATATCTTATCTTTAATTCGTCTATGAGTAGCTCGGTCAACTGGCATTAGGAAAAATCCTCCCTCATGATATTATACTAGGTTCTATTCAATAAGCTCCGCCCAAATCTCTGGGACATAATCATTAAAACCATGCCTCTCGTCATCAAAGTTTTCTAAATAAATAGTATCCCTGCTAATCAATCCATACTTGGGGTGGAAGAACGTTAGAACATGTGATGCTCTAGAGGCTAATCCCTGCAACAGGGCATACTCGTCAGTTCCCTTCATACATCCACACATCAATGCTGTACCTGTGCCTATATCATGTTCCTCTACATGGTGGTAATGTCCCATAAACATGTATTGGAAAGCTTTCCCTTGTGGTTGTAAAGCCTGTCGTAGGGAGTGTACTTTTTGTTGCATAGATGACCCTCTCATAGCATCCCCGTGATGTATGAGAACATCAAATCCGGCTACGTCGATCAACTGATAAAAAGTTTTAGGAATGGTAAATTTAATGTTAGGTTGATTCTTACAGAAAGCAGCCACCCATTGGTAGAATAAATAATCCCACCCCACATATTTATCTTTGTAGTAAATTTCTTTCCTTAGACGTTGGTGATTACCCACCACAGAGTCCACATGAACCTCTTCAAATTGACTAGCAAGCGTCATGAGAGATTGGGATACCATGTAAGCACCACGAGCCATGGTCATGATGACATTATCTAAATTAGTACGAACTAATTCTTCGTGGATTTCTCCGGACACCATATCTCCGAGCATTGGCACTTTAAGGATTGGTACTGAGACAAAGGAACGCCGTAAAGAGCAAAGATCGCTAATTTGATTAGTCCAACCAAAGAGTCTATTAGTAAAAATTTCAAAATCGTAAGCATTAAGACCTCCCATTTGCTGGGTGTCTACGAATTCCCCAATATGTAAATCCGTAAGTGGAGCTACTGCTACGATGGGGCTTTCCGAAGTAGTTTTCTGAGTTTCTCTCAGACGTATCTTATTAGGTGGTAACGCCTGAGCAGACATTTTTATAACATCTACAATATTTTCGTGGGAAAGTTGTTTATTTACTAGGTCGCTAACACGCTTCTTAAAATGTGCGCTTTCTAGTTTAGCCCTGCGGGTACCAACCTCATCTCTGAGCAATCCGTCTTCCCCATAATGTTCAAGGATATGCTCGTCCCGCATCAAGTTCAAAACCCACCTACGTATGGTGGATCGGTGTCGCCTTTCGCCAAATACTTCTTCGTATTGGCGGGCTATTTCTGTCCAATTGGGATGTGGTGTAGAATTAACTTGTTCTAGTAACCAGTCCCGCTTTTCTTGTTCTATAATAAGCACAGTAACCTCGCTTACTTAGTGGTAGACTCTTCTTCCTCTATCCCGCCGTTTGCTTCCGACTCCTTAATTTTCCTGACTTCCCCTAACCAATTAACGTTAGAAGAATCTAATTCAGTTATGTCGATAGTTTCCATTATAACACATCCTACATGCCTGTATGCGACACGTATTCTACTGTAGACTCTACCCCCACATCTGGGGTGTGGACTATAAATTCAAACTCCCCGAGTGGAAGCTTGTCCACGCAAGAGGCTATAATATCCTTTACATCAAATCTTCTAGATACCACTACATCTCCAAAATATGTGGACTCATGTGGATGGGCAGTCCAAGAAGATAGTGGTAAATCCTTCATGGCTACTCTTTCTCCCGATTTCACGGGAACTTGTCGTTTAGTGTCAACGCCTCGGTACAAAGTAATTTCCTTAATACCACGTTCTTCAAAACTCCTTTGAGTATTGGAATACAACTCTTTCAGATACGTTCCTGCGCTATTTATAGCTTGTGGATACTTATAGTCTTCTACAGTTTCTTCTGGGTAGGTAGCTTTAAAAAAGTTAACATTATCTAATTTTTCCGAAGAACTTTCGAACAGTTCTGCGGCAGCGTATTGCATACTTATTGAACTGTTTTCTACGCTACTTCCTGACCAATCTCCTAAAAATTGCATATCAGAGTATTCTACAAAATTTTCATCTGGTTCTGAAAAAGCATTCTGTAATTTATTCCTATATTCCTCTGAGTCTAAACCTATTTCTCCTACTATTCGATTAGATATATCTAAATAAGCTTCATTGAAGTCTTTATTGAAGCTATCTGTCATCCCCGGCTCTCTACCCTCTACTGCTCCGTAGAAAGATGCCTCAGAACGCTCTTCGTGACCTTCAAGTTCCGTTAGTCCCGGATCAACCTCGGCATCATAATAACGACCCCCCGCTGGTCCCGTTTCGACTTTAACTCCCTCAGGAACCTCTTGACCGGGTTTCAGATAAACTCTATCTTTTTCTAGTTGAATAGCATTAGGTAAAGAATCTATAATTTCTAATGCCAACTTCTGGCCGGCGGTGTGATCCATCGGAAAGTGCCAACCAGCTTTTACTCTATTGACACCTATTCTTTCCGCAATATCTTGGAAGTTTTCTTCGTGTCCCGGAAATAAGTTTCCTAATATCTCAGCTACCACCAAAGATTGGGTAGAGTGTCCTGATGGGTACGAAGGAGAGTCTATACTCGGTCGCAGGGCAGATACAACATCGTAAATGAAGTAAGGCTCATCCATTTCATACTGCCACGGTCTAGGGTAATTTATTTGATATTTTTTACTCATAACTATAGTGTTTATGTCGGATAGAAAATCCTCCAACATAGGCACATAATCACCTAAATCTAACCCGTGGTCTAAGCCGTACCTCAAAAAAGGTTTTAGTATCTCTTCATCAGCCATATCTAATTGTTCTTTTAACCGCTCCTGACCTTTCTCAGATAAGGCTCTAAAATCCGCTTGAATTTGTTCTAAATCTTCTAAAACTTCTCCAGAGTTGGGAGCGGGAGGTTTGGCTACAACATAATCTTTCGGGGAGCCTCTCAATAGCTTGAATGGGCGATTTACAATTTGGTCATGCTCTTCTGAAATCGGCCGGTAAAATTTCATAGGAATCGGAGTATCTTTTCGCTTTTCTAGCACCCAACTATGGTCGAGAAAATCATCTTCCTCTATATTCAACAAGTCTCCGGTTTCTTCCGATGCCGGCCAAGGTTCTTGTTTGAACACTTTTCCGTCACTTTTTACTAAATACACTCCATCTGATGCTAGAGCGGTTTTATCCCCAGATTCGTCTGTATGAATTACCATAGCTTTATCTAAACGCTCTAAAGCTGCCGATTGGGTTTCCACATAAGGATTATCTTCCTCATGTGCGCCTTCAAATAAAAATCTTAGGATATATCGTATAATCGGACCCCAAACACCTAATTTATAGTAATAGGTAGATTCCATGTTTATCCAAGCATAGTCCGTATGCTCGTCGCTAAGGAGGGGTTTAGGTGAGTCTAAAGGTACATAAGCAACTAGAAATAACCCTAGTTTATGCCCTAAATCAGTTTCAACTTCTTGACCTATAACCAAATCGACATCATTTAGCTTTATTCCCGTTTCTTCTTCAACTTCCCGCAACGCTCCCTCTTCGGGAGTTTCTTCGGTGTGTATATGCCCACCCGGTAAATCCCACCAATCGGAGAAACTATCCTTTAAAATTAAAACTTTGTCGGACTCATCACGTATAAGAACTTTAGCCGTTATTTGTAAATCTTCATCTTCAGCTTTTTGGAAAATATCTTCCCAAGACAAAACTGGGTCATGTTGAAAAGGAATTTCGGGAGGATTTAGAACTTTGTACTGGTTCTTTCCTCCTATGTCGGCGGAACGAGTATATTTCCTATTATCTCCACTTTTAGGAGACTGTCCTAAAGCGGTATTACCCATATTGTTTATAAAAGGACCTTTTTTAAGGAGAGAATAGTCTTCTTCTATGGAATCAGGAAAACGTTCAAGACACAGTTGCAACAACTCTTCAGCAAACCCTTCGGGAGTATTTTTCTTGATATCCCGTTTCTTAGGCTTTTTTCTTTTACCCCCACCATAAGTAGGAACAAATCCCGAAGATTCTACCGTAAAAACTGTGCCGCCACCATCACCGCCAGAGCCCCCTCCATCACCGCCGGAGCCGCCTCCACCGTTACCACCACCTTCTTTTTGCAAGAAAGCCTTAAAGTTCTCTAATTTTTTAGAGGTCATCTAGTCCATCCGGCAAGTCTAATTTATCTGGTTGGTATATAGCATTCAGTTGCTTGTTTTTAGCCCTATCTTCTGGGGGCTTAGGGAAATGAGCCGGTTCGATATCCATCAAATCACCAGTTTTATTAAACGTAGCGACGTAATCATCTCCGCTAGACTTGAACCACATTTTACCCATATCGGTAGTAACATCTTGTATTTCTGGGATATGTCCCCTATCTATAACTTGTTTCAACATCGTTTTTGTGCCGCTGTAATTACTATTAAAGGCATTTTGGATGTTCGGTTGCATTTCGGGAACACCAGAATCCATTTGACCTGTCTGGTCTCTACCTGCTCCACCTATTCCGGGTTGCCCTTGAGCAACTGGAGGTTCAGTCATACCTTGTTCAGCCTCGCCCATACCATCAGGCATGCCTTCCATACTCATTCCCATGCCTTCCATACCGCCACCCATCATTTGTTGCTGTTGCATCTCCATCTGCTCTTTAGGTCCTAGACCCTTTCCAGATATTTCAAAGTCCAAACTCATTATTCCAGAGTCCAAAGACTTCAATTTTACGTCATATCCTTCTTGTAGCAATTGGCTCGCAATCATAACTTTTTGTTGTACGAATTGAAGTTGGGTAGCTTCGGCTTTTTCTTCTGGAGTGAGTAACTCTAGCTTCCAGTCAGTAATTCCAAACATATCCAAGATAATCGGGAATACCTTTTCATGGAAAATACGCTGGTCGCCCTCAACCACTCTGCTCATGACAACTAGTTGCTGAGTTTGGGTCGATAGTCCGCCAAATCCTTCAGGCGCACCCTGCCATGCAGGAGTTACACCCCACATAGCTGCAATTCTTTCTCTAATTTCCTGTCGAACAGGTAAATAGTCCATTTCTTGCAGATTATGGAACAAGCGAATCATGTCAACCTTTCCACGTTGAGATTCGTTGCTAACTGCAATCATAGGAATATATTCTGGGTTTTGTCGAATTTCTTGCTCTACTCGCTCCCGTTCTGCCCTCAAACTATCAGGGTCATCCGTAGATATCAAAATCATGGATGCGGGCATTTTTCGCTCAAAGAAGTAACGGTAAAGAGTCTTATCCATACCGATAATAGTTAAGACTTTATCAAATAGCGTTAGAACTGGTGACCACCCGTAAGTTCGGGTGGGCATAAATTTAGATACGTGTAGAACTTCCGAATCTAATAGATAAACTTCCTTACCTCTATATCGGTAAGTAAACATAGCAGGAACTAACGGTTTACCACATGAATCACAGCCCTGAGGTACTTCTGAAGCTGCGGCATCCCTGTGGATGTAACAAACATAATGTAATGCTTTAGGAACACCTGTAGATTTATCTAAATCGTACTCGATAAGAGCAGGATTCAGTCGTTCCACAGAAATAACTTTAGAACGGATTTTTTCTCCATAATCTTTATATTCTTTGGCGAAATAAATAAATCCGTCGTCTATAGTGTTTACGTCCCACCAAAATTCCCTAAGAACATCCTCTAGAGTTTGGTCGAAGACGTTACAATCAGTTATAAAAGACTTGAGTTTTTGATATTGATCGACATCAGGTTCTACGAGAGTTTCTGAACTTCCTTCGTAATCACAACCCTTATTAGTACACGCCTCAGGCTTGTTTTTATATTCCGTAGAACAACTACTACATTTAACGGCAAACGCTGGTCGCCACGTTACACCACGACGGAAAATTTCTGAAATAATATGGTTGACAGGAGATCTAACTTCTTCCACAGATTGTGCAATCTGCTGGATATCCTGAATCATATGCTGCCTAAAGGCAGCTTGTTGTTGAACCCAAACGTTTACTACTTGATCTACCCCAAAAGTAGGGTTTCTGTAAGTTTCTCCGCTTTTATTTATTAGAGCCTGTTGCCCCATAGTATTAAGAAGGCTACTGAGCTCATATTCCTTTTGGGCTAAATGACCAGCTTCTGGAGCAAAATCATTAAGGGTTAGTCGTCCTGCCATTTACCACCTTGTCGATCTGACTTTGGCCTGTTATTTGTGTAAGAGCGTGTATAGCTGCCATAGCTACCTGAGATTGATCGGATAATGCTTCTTTTACAATTTCTGGTTCACTAGAATCAGGCTTAGACGTTCTGGCTAAGTCTAATTGCTCTTTCAAAGTTTTTACTGTGGCTTCAGAAGCGGCTAATCGCTCCTCCACCTCCACCAACTCATCCTCGGAAACTCCCCCAAACATATGTTCAAGTAAATTTAACTCCTCCGCTACCCTTACAGTCTCAATCATAGCTGCCATGGGTAATAGCACCATAGCGGGATGATCGTCCGGTATTTCATCGGTTGCCTGTAAAGCTTCTAAAGATTTATTCCATGTATCGAGAATTCTCCATATATGGCTAACTTCATCGTACTTTACTGCAAACTGCTGCGTTCTTTGACGTAACTGCTCTCCTGCCGGCATAATAGCCTCCTTATCTAATCGGGCATACTCCCGACTCACACGCTTCGTCTATGAGTTCGGTGTCTACTTCCACCGATTCGTACTTATATAACAAAGTTGGATCGAATTCTCTAAATGACGCACTAATATTATTATACTCCTCTTCAGTGATTTCCTCATACGGAGCCAACTCGTAAGTTCCTCCATCATGGGCTAAAAAGGATGCTCCCATCCATTTATCCCAATTTTTCCATGCTAATTCTTTAGCTAAATCCCATTCATCGTTCTTTACAGTCATGGTTATGGAAGTATTATGGTCGGTATAATTGTCCTGAAATTGAAAATACGTATCCATTTGATCTTCTAGAGACACATTGTTTTTAGTATCTGTGCTACTAGCTTTAACTGGAAAATCTATAACTAGAGTTCTAGCATTATTCATTTTTTCTTCTAAACTAGCTCCCGGAGTTCCAACTTCTGGAGATATAGGCCAATCTAATTCCCGAATTACCTGTACCATGGGGTCAATCGAACTAATACGCATACGGCGAATGTAGTATGGGCTGTGGGACATGTGAATTCCCGCCGAGACTCCCCCGGCTACCAAACTTAACGTTCCCTCAGGTTTTACGGTTGTTACCAACAAAGGCGAGTTAACTCTCAACTCCTTAGAATATCTGATAGCCTCAGAATTGGCAGCTTCTCGTAGACGCTGCAAAACAGAATTTTGTTCACTCTTACTATATGATACAGCAGAAAACGCATCTTTGACTCCAGTTAGAGATGTTCCTAGTAATCTATCCCTCTGTTGGACTAGATTCCATGCGGGCAACTCCAAATCTACCAACGTCATACGTAAACCTGCCCTAGCGGACATTTTTTGAGCCTCGATTAGGCCATCTACATCCAAGTTACCATTTTCTACAAAGGCTGACATGTTTACTGTAGTGAGGTTACATACGCCATGACTATCTAAAAGAATTTCTCCACAAGGATTGGTTCCCACAGCATTAGGTCGTCGTCTAGATGCTTCTTCTTCATTAAAGAATCCGGGTTCGCCCTCATAACGCATCATATCAAAAACCATGTCAAGATATTGCTTATCTGGTTGGTCGGAAAATACTATAGAGTTATTAGACATCCTTCGGTGATCTAACCCTTCTCTAGAATTTTTTCCATTCTCTAACTTTAGAGAATCCCACCAAGCAGGTTTTTCGCCTATATCTTCTAATTGTTTCCCTAACTTGTCGTGGGCTTCAAATTGTTCATCTGTCCAAAGACCATTTATGGCGTATTTAGCTAGTAGTGATTCATAATCACCTTCACCCATCAGAAAAATTTCTGCTGTACGTCGGACTCCCCCGACTACTACGTTATTGCCTATCAAGTTACCCATATCTAATATATGAATAGGGCGGACTTTGTAATAGCCCTGATAAACCCTTTGTAGCGGTTCAAGGTGAGAATCAATCTGATTTGTGAGTACTTGATGGAATCCATCGAACATTTCCCTCAAAGGTTCGGGTCCTGATGCGGTTCCTCCAAAAGTCTTAAGTTTTTCACCTCTAGGTCGAACAGAGTTATAATCAAATTTGACTGTTTTGATGTGTTCATACTCATGTTCAGTCAGAATCTTTAGGAACAATCGTAAGGCTTCAACCCAGCCCTCCTTAGAGTCCCCAATGTAAATCTTTGCATACCCTTGCTCTAAGTCTATCCATTTAGTGTTTTCTAAACGTTTTTCGGGAGCGGCAGGTACATAATCGTCATGCAAAACTTCGATATTCGCTCTAATCGGAGGAAGATTTTCTGCCATTTCGGGGGTGCATTTAAATCCTACACCTGTCCCCACTAATAGAAGATAAAATAGGTCGGCTAAATCTCCCCATTTTTCTATAGCGGTAAAAGAACAATTATAGTTGGCTAGAGGGTATTTATCAGCAACGTGATTTTCTCCTCCCCCTATCCAAAGAGTTCGTCCGCTAACAAACTGTTTTGTGTTATACATTGAATCGAATAAAGATTCCGCTTCCTTATTCAACTTATCTACATCTGGAGTGTATCCAATTTTTTCAAGGTGCGTATACGCCAATCCAACGTTATACTCTATCGCTCGCTTACATGCCTCTAACCAAGTCTCTCGCCTACCTAATTTATTAGAAAATCTAGAATAAGTTCTATAAAATACAAAAGACCCCATCGGACTTAGCGGGGAATCTTGTGATTCGTATTTCTCTAGGAAACTTGGAGAGAGTTGAATGGGGGTATGTGCTGAATGATCGTGAACGTAGTCTTCTAAATTAGTGTGTGATTCTGTTTGTACTTGGGGGTGGGCAATAAGTGTCGTCACAGAGGTTCTCCTATAGGGATTCTTCGCCATACATTTCAACGGCTTTAGCGTAAATATTGCCCAGCGCAGCAGTCAGCTCTTCGTCTTGAGGCATGTCATTATTATACGCTGGATGATCGGCTACTGGCTCACTATTTTCGACCGAATTTCCAGAGAATACTTGAGCGTCACCTACCCCTGTATACGATGCTGGGCCGTCTAACTTATCGGCCGCTAAACAAGCCAATCCTATACTCCAAAAAGAGTCGCCGTGACCGTTAGGTGTCTCCGCTGCGTATAAATCCCTATTTACCACCAAAATTTGCTCTTTCTGTACAGCATCCGGCAATAAATGAAGTTTTTCGCTAACAACATAATGTTCAAATTTTGTAGCCATGTTGTTTTTGGCTCTACGGCTAAAGTGCATCAAATCCCACTTTCTATTCAACCCTCTTAAATGTCTAACTCGTTCAGTATTTTCTTTATCACTTAATCCTTGATCGTGATCGGTTTGCAAACCCCTTTCTTCTAACGCCCTGTCTGTGTTATCAATAAAACCTTTATCTATTTGAAAATTAGTCGCTACCTGATTTAATATGTCAACCTGCGCCTGATACGACATGCCCCGTATAAACTCGTGGTACAATTGAACGATGTGTCCGTCCGTTTTACGCTTTCCAAAAATAGCTAAATGGGCAGGGTGGCGACGTTTTCCTACGTCATATCCAGCTACTACCCATTCATAATCCTCAGTTAAGTCGTCGGCGTGATCTAGAGTTCTCCTGTAAATTTTCAGCGATTCATCTTCGCACTTTTCAATTTCTTCTTCTGTGAAATACCCATCCGTTCCAAAATGGGGTTGTAGCATATATTCTGAGGCAAAAGAACTACGGTTACTCTTTTTGTACGCTTCTAGCCACTCTTTATCCCGAATTTCTGGGGCTAAAACATGTCTACCGGGTACAGGGTCAAATGCGGGGAGTACTACACTATTAAATTTTTCATCATCTATAAGCGTAGCCATCAAGTCGCCGGGTGCCATTGGCGTTCCCACTACAACTGTAGGAGTTCCGGGGTTAGGAATAGGCATCAACGCCCTAAAGAATAAATCTTTAATTTTAGGCAATTCACCGGGATCAGTAGGAGAGTTAGCATCTTTTAGTATGTCGTCTACTACCATTCCAGCATTAGTGTGAAGTCCTCGTTTAAACTGAGTTACTCCTGCCATTTCTACTCGTACAATACCCCCATCTGCGGTTTGGTATCGTATGGAGTTATCTGCTCCTCTAGCCAAATCTCTAGTAAACCACTCATTAGACAAAATAGGATTTGCTCGTATCTCATCTTTCATAGTTCTAACATGGTATCTTACCATATCGTGGTTGTAAGAAGCATACAACAGACTCTTACTATTAGAAGCGGTCCTCATTAATTGCCAAATCGTATACCCATGACCTAAAATCGTAGATTTCCAGTGTCCACGGGGAAGCACACAAATAAAGTTTTGTCCCTCATCTAAGGCTCTATCTAACTCATCGCAAACAAAACCAACATGCCAAATGTCGAATAATTCAGGATGGGGGAAACTAAATTTCCAAATTGTTGAGACAAACTCTTTAAAAGTTTCCGGAACCTCGATACTAGTATCATTAGTTAAATCTGAAACTAGTTCATTAACGGCTTCTGACCAAGATAATTTAGCGTTTTCGCTTTTTGAAGCGTTAACCATTAGTGTCCTCAAATTCTAGCAAAAAGTCTTGGAGTCTATTTCCTAGTCTTTGGCGCAATTCTTTGTCATTTACTTCTTCCATGATGATAGTAACAATTCCTTGAATAAATCTTCGAGAAATTAAACCTTCTAGAATAGTGCGCTCACCCTTGATGCCCATATCCACCGCTTTAGCGGCATCTGAAGCCCTATCAAATTGAAGAACTCCTAGAGCTTCTGATGCTTTAGAGGTTATTTTCTTATATTGATCTAAATGAATTTCTGATTCTAATCGCCTATGATCTGCTTCAAGTTCTACCATCTTATCTCTTGCCCTAGCAATAGCTTTGGTACGTAATTCTTTCCAACCTTGCTCTTTAGACCATTGGTATAACGTATCTTCTGGAATTTCGATCTCGAATTTTTCTAAAATATTTTCTTTAATTTTAGGAATTATCACATCGTCATGAATATACGTTTTTGCGGCAAAGTCTTTAACTTCTTGAGAATATTTTCGATTCATTAAAAATCCTTAGTTTTGGAATGGGGAATTGTCCATTACCCATCCTTCATCTCTAGCCATTGGGTCTTGACTATCATCTATGGTGTAAGATTCTCCCATGCGCTTACTCATGTCAACATGCCCAGAACGACCAAGTTCCCATGGTGTATGGCATCCCGGTACTCTAGTTTTACTGCCACTTGGACCTCTCTGAGTCTTAATGTCAATTACAACTTCACTTCGGGTACATACAGATTTCCACACTTTCTCCATTTGGGGGGTGAGTGGTTTCCAACTAGAATGCTTGTTGTTTCCCCGTTGTACTACTGTTTCAGTATGTACGAGTTCATCTACTGACTGATTAAATACGCAATCTGAGGCGTTGCAGTATACAACTTTCTTATAATCTTCAACAGAATTTGGAACATGCTCAACAGGAGGCACAAAAGCACTAGTGTACTCAGGATCTCCTTTCTTGGTTACTACAAAAGTAGGTTTCTTCGGCTTCGGACGGATTGATCCCGGCTTTCTAGGCATTTCTTCTGCTCCATTCTGCTATACAGGCTGCATCAGCCCAATCTTGTTCTTCAAACTCTGCGTCAAAATATTTAGTCGCATATTTAATTATATCATCTTTAGACGCATTACCCATACTTATAACTTCCTTTTTCCACACTCGATTATCTACAGTCTTATAGGAAATGTTAGCCAACTCTAAAACCTCTTTTACTGCCCCGACTACCTCAGAGATAGAAATAGTAGAGTGTGGGTTTTTAAAATATAGAGGTTTTTCAATCGCAACGGTTCCGCCTTCAACTAAACTAGGTAATACACCTAAACCTTTAGCTATATCCGGAAATCTGTCTGCGGAGGTCTTACCTTTAGCGTCAAATTTTAGACATCTAACTATATTGCCGTTATTATCTATAGTTGTGGCGTGAACCGCCTTAGAACTACAATCTATTCCTGTATGGATGACCCTTCCTCCAGAGTAAGACCTCTAAGCTGCCATTCTTCCCTCATTTGCTCCTCAGCACCTTTCCACTTTTCGGGTTTATGGATAGAAATAAGTTTACCAGTATCTTTACGTATGGCGTAGTTTTCTACATTCTTAGATTCATTTTTATCAACTACCAATTTAACAATTCTGTCTCTAGCATCCGAAGTGTCTATAGCCATCAAATTACCCATAGCTACCCATAACAAATCTCCGGTTTCCTCGTCAAAATTGGCGGGATCTTTTCGAAAATTTTTGATAGCCTCTCGCCATTCCTTGACTTCTTCTTTAATAATCGGAATTCTCTCTTTAGCTAGAGCCTGATCGGATTTACCTTCGTATAAGCCTTTGTGCGTAAACCCCCATCTATCGTGGAAGTCGTAAACCGCTTCGGCTATTACCGTCATTATTTCCAAAAACCGATCTTTTTCTATAATATCCATTATCCTTTCCCTGCCTCTAAGCTTCTAGCGGATAATACTCTACTAGATGTGTTAAACAATCCCTTAAAGGCTTCCTTGCGCCCCAATAATTTATCGTAGGCGGCTCTGATTTCTATTAGGGTTTTCATACTAGTGTTTAGACGTTTATTGTCTCTTAGTATTATACCTTCCATTTCATCAATAGTAGGTTTACGGATTCCTTTTTCTAAATATTCTTCGGCTAGTTTGGCTTTTTCTACCTTCATTCCCGTTTCAAACGCCGTTTCATATGCACCCTTTTTTGCGCCTAAAGCGGCTAAATTTAATTCAACAAAAGCTAACCAAGCCCCAGACACAGATAAGTATTCCTGTAGTTGTTCGTTAGTAGCTTCCGACAAATTCCCAAACGTAATATCTTCACGAGTGTTGTCTTCAATTCTAATAAAAGGAATTTCCATATCCTCTACATATTGATTAGCTTTATTGTAGCCTTTTTCAACTGTCCAAGTTTCTTCTATCATTTATATTCCTCATACCTTGAAGGCTTATCACTAGTGCATCGGCCACACCGTTCATGTCACGTTTAGATAAATTATTCGTGTCAATAGATAGATTCCAACCTAATTCCTTATCATCTAATTCTAATTCGGATGAATGGGTTTGAGCGTAATTCCATTTTTCCCTAGTTGCCCCCGGTTCCCATTTACTAGACTTTTGATATCTGTCCCACCGCACTTCCTCATCCGCATACAACTTAACTAGTAAACCATTTTCTTCCCGGATGTAATCGAATTCATTAAGGTACCGTAAATCATCGAAAATTACAGAATGCCCTAAATTTAACCTCCGCTGAACATCTTTATGAACGGCTTTCACCCAAACATCTGGCCATACATCCCTCAAACCTTGCCCTACTTGTTGCATAGACTCTCTGGTTTCCTGAATGCCTAAAACATTTAGTACTTCTCTGAGTTTTCCAGCGAAGGACATAATTTCAATTCTATTAGGATCTTTTTGTTTAATTAGTTTAGCTACAGCAGACTTGCCTGTGTGCATTTTACCGTGTAGCCCAATTAGTTTAGCCAAGACCTAATTCCTCATCTTTTACTAATTTGCAATCACAGTAATGATAATGCGTGGCCTCCACCTCCGCCAATCTAGGTGGAAGAGGCATATTAGCGATAGCTTGAGCTCTAGACAAAATTCCATCCCATAAGTCGTCATTTCGTTTTACTACAAAAGTCTTAATCTGTTGAGTATTTTTGTTTTCATACAAAATTACTCCTTCGGAATGTCCTAACATATGTAGGTAACACTGTAATTGGGTAGAATGCTCTGTCTTAGGACCATTAGAGATATCATCGTCCCACCCTCGTTGATTAATCGTTTTTAGTTCTAGCACAAATAATCTACCATCATTGTGAAGTATGAAGTCGGCACGACCCGATAGAGGAACGGGGCTCTCTATCTTACAGGATTGCTCCCTGTATAGCATCATATCGCCAAAATACTTAGCATACCTATCCTCAGCGGAACTACCTACACCAAATATACGTTGTAACGTAGCAGAAATTGATTTTTTAGGCACTAATCCATTGTAGTGAAGCCACAAGTATCGGTCACAAGGGTTCCCTATAGCAGATACAAAGAACTTACCTTTACTAGTACTTTTTTGCGGATGTGTTAGCTGTTTATCCAACTGTTTTACTAGCAATTGACCTAAATCTTTAGTCTCCCAAGATTTAGTGACATTTTCCGTTATTTCTTTTACGCCCATTTATTTCCTTTCCGTAGCAATATCAACTAAAAATACATCAATATCGTGACGGATTTCCGTAGCATTTTCTGTGGTAATATGTAAAACATAATCTACTCCACTTTCTAGCAAGAATTCATTACGTTCTTTATCTTTTTTAGAAAAATGACCGTAAACCCCGTCCGCCTCAATAACTGTCCCGATTTCAGCTATCCAAAAGTCTACAAAATATTTACCTATTTCCCTTTGAGACTCCCACCGCAACCCCAACTCACTTAAGTAGTTGGCTATTTTTACTTCCTGTGGAGTCATCGTTTGAGGTGCCGATTGAACGTTTAGAGGCATTGTCTACATCTTCCTTTAATTTTTGTCCCAACTCCGGTTGTTCTGTTACCAATAAAGTCTTAAGTCCATTTAATCCCATGACCTTATTATCATTGTACTCGTACCATGCTCCAGACTGCTGGATGAAACCATAAGCTATGCCTTCACGCATATAGCTTTCCATGGTATCTATTCCACCATCTACTTTAAAGGGTACAACCACCTTTTGCCAATGGTCAGCCGAAGTTTTATTCTTCTTTAGAGTGACCTCCATATCGAAGCCTTCTTTAATTTTAGTTTTCTTGTTCTCTATCCACCCAGACCTTCGTACTTCAAGCATCATGTGGTTCCAATAGACCTGACCCTTACCACCCGGCATGTCTTTAATCGCCACAGGTCCAATAGCTGATCGTTGTTGGTTTATACAAATCAAGGACGACCCATTCTTTAGCCGACTCATCAACCTACTAAGGGAATCGTTTACAAACCTAGCCAACCATCCCATAGGATTCTTATCAAAATCCGTTAATTCTGCTGCGGGAACCATACCTGCAATACTATCTATCACCACCAAGTCCACTCCTGCTTCCATAACGGCTCTAGCTATATCTATAGCTGCTTCCCCATTTTCCGGTTGGGACGCAAGAAGCAAGTCGGGGTTGACCCCACACTTACGGAACCATGATTCGTCTAGAGACATCTCGGTATCAATCCAAACCGCCGTTCCTCCTTCTTTTTGGACAGATTCAACCGCTTTCATAGCAAGATACGACTTACCACCACTAGGCTGACCCGTTAGTAGTGTAAATCGCTTCTTAGGAATTCCGCCACCTGTCAATTTATCCAACTGGGGGATACCGAAAGGTATACGCTCAAATTTAAACTCGTTATCCGACGCTAACGTAAGCCCATCCACTCCCTTTAGAAGCTGATCCATCAAAGGGGTTTCTGTCTTAGTTTTAGCCATTAGCTAGACTCCTTATTTTTGTTACCTCAGCATCAGCCGCAGACAAAACCAAAGGCCATGCCTTATTTATAGCGACTTTAGCTTTAGCCATTTGTTCATCCAAATCTTCTTCTGTGTCTATATCTCGGATAGTTACTTCAATTTTAGCATTGTTATAATCGCCTAAATTGACGGTAAATCCTAAAGCCTGATCTATCTTCATAGTATTACTACCTCTTCAGTCTTAACTAAATCTTCGTACTTTTGTCTCCATATACAATAATGGTCTTCCAATTGCTCCTTCTCCCTGTCAGCAGGATATTGTGCTTCCCTAATTGCCTTGTCAGCGTCCATTACATGCGCCCATGAGGGGTCATGAATTTCTACATCTACTAGCAACGGAATGCCTATGGAATTTTCTTCCATCAATCGACGGATGTTTTCCACTACGTTTTCTTCACCATCAGCTACCTCTACCAATAATTCATCATGAACTTGCATTATGAGGGCAGATTTTTTATCTTTGAGGTACTCATGCACCGCAATCATACGCTCAGACATTATATCAGCCGATGTACCCTGTACTAAGTAATTAATACCCGCATATGCGAAATCTTCTGGAATCCAGTATTTACGACCATACCTATTCTGAACCATTCCAGTTTTGGTGATTTTATTCATGACATTTTTAATAAAATCTTTAGACCCCGGTAGCCCATTCAAAAAGTTGGCTTTATACTTTTTGGCTTCTGGGATAGTGCAATCTAAAGAATTGGCTAAGTTCTCTAATCCTAAACCATACAAAATACCAAAGGATAGGTTTTTAGCTGCTTGTCGATAGAATTTCCACTCTGCATGATTTTCATCTACATGGAATGCTGCCTTAGCGGAATTATCGTGAAGGTCAACCCCTTTGTCTTTCAAAGCTGCTAATTCTTTATCGTTCATAAAATATGAAAGAAAAACCCAAACTTCCATCTGTTTATAATCTAAACCATATAGGGTGTATCCCTCTCTAGGAACAAAAGCCTTCCTAGTTGCAAACTTAGTAAGGTCACCGTCAACGAAAGTTTCTTCCCCCACAAAAGCCCACGCCGAAATATCTTGATTATCCAAAGATATACGACCCTTGTTAGCCTTTACAATTGCCTCTAATCGCCCTTGTAGTGCTTTCATCTCTTCTTCATTGAGATTTTGTTCTACAGTATTTATAATCCCTCTAGGAATATTCTGTAAGTTAGGGTTTCGGGAAGATAATCTACCTGTTACTGTTCCCCAATTAGCATAGGTACAGTGAAGCACATCCGTTTGAGAGAAGGGTTCAATGTAGGTACTCAACATCTTACCTAATGTTCTGTACTCTCTTACCCGTCCTGCTAACTCATGGTTAATTTTGACTAAGGATTTTTCTCCCCATGACGGATTACCCTTGTCAGTTTTATCCGGAGACTCAATACCTAGCGACTCAAATATCTTACCTAACTGTAGGTTAGATGCAACATTAAATTCTTCACCCGCTATTTCATAAATTCGTTTCAGGACCGCTTCTTGTCTAGCCCCTACACGTTTAGCCCCATCTAAAGCATACTCTGTATCTATTTTAACTCCTCTGTACTCCATATCATATAGAACAGAAGTTAATTTGATGCTTTGTTGCCAAATTTCAACCTGTTTAGTTTCTTCTATAGCCTTTTTTCTAGAAAAATATAATTCCCTAGTCCAAAATACGTCATTACAGCAATATGGACCTAATAAACTTATGGGGGCTAACGAGAAGTTTTTGTTCCACTTATTTTTTCTCAGGAGCTCTTTACAATTAGCGTCATACTTGGAGGCTTCCTCTCCAAATTCACGGGTTATCGTATGAGTTAAATCTAATCTTTCATGTTTAGCTTTTTCAGTCAGGCGTATCATGACTAAAACATCAATAAGATTTTTATCCTGAGTGTTCAGCCAAGTAAAATTATCTTCTATGTTGGTCAGACCGCACTCATACTCTAGAAACTTTAAGTCAAACTTTAGGTTATACCCAACTAACGTTTTAGTACGCTCTAAGGCTTTCAACACCTTACGCATATGATCTTCCGACAGATTACCATACACTTCCGGGTGGTCGGCGTGTCGGAAAGGGAAGTACATAACCACACTCTCAGGTGTAGCCAACCCTACTCCACATATCTCATTTTTATTAAATTCAAATCCGTTACTTTCAATATCTAAAAAGATAGTATCAGACTCATTTAATTTCCTAAGGCAGTCATCAAAATCCTCAGGAGTAACAATTATAGATTCATTGCTGAATAAGGTGTCTGTACCGTAATTTATCAAAAAATTCTCAATTCTTACTTTAGTATTGCGTTTGGCTTTTCGTATCTTTTATTTACTGTAGTATAACAGAACTTGCATGTCCACTGTACAGGTAAATAATCTTTACCGTTATCGTAAGTTACTCTAAAAGTCTGTTCTAGTAAGCCCCAGTCATGTCGCAACCCATCTAACATACAAGACCTATCTTTTCTGCGTACTCTATAGGGGTTTTGATGCGCCAAATTCTACCCGTTCTTCCTAACCACTAAACTTCCAATTCTTCAAAAAGAGTGTAGGGGGGACACCTAAGCATCCCCCCTACTATTCTACGCCTCGGATACAAATTGACCCTTAGCATTTCGTTTTCGGGGCTTTCGGCTACGCTTAGTAGTCGAAGCGGACATAGTTGGCCTATGCAACTGGGGTGCTACATTACGACTCGAAGATGTCCGAGTTGGTTTTGCGGAATCTGTTTCAACGGCAGACCCACCAAACAACTCCTTTACAAACCCAAGTATTCCCATACTGGTCTCTCCTTATCTAGAATAACGACTCTTGATCGTTATCCACAGAGGATGTGTTGAACGACGGAACTTCCGACGAACCATTCACATTCCATGGTGGCTGATTAGACGACCCACCTGCCCCATTTAGGGAGGTAGTTTGGTTATCTGAATTACGCTTCTCTACAGCTGCGGCTATAGCACGTTCTTTTTGTAGGAAAAAGTCTACAGGTCGAACTAAAGAATCTGCTGATTGACCCTGCGCCTCAGAAGGAATCTGTGCATCCTCAGCAATGGTTTTTATAGAGTACGATGTGTCATCTCTTCCACTACCAGTTCGACGGATTCTAACCTTATGCTTGTTCAACGCCCCATCTTCATCATAAATATCTACAATTTGATTCCATAGATACTTACTGCGACCAAAACCTTGTGACCACATCTGGAAATTTCCTGCGGGTTGTTGCAAAAAAGCTTTTCCACTAGGACTCTGTATTGTCTCCCAAGAAGCTACAGCGTCGTCCCCAAAGTTCTTTGACAGCGATGCGGAGTTAGAGGGGTTCCTCATAACATTTTCCACATACAACCAAACACCAAACTTAGTCCTGAGTTGAGTTCCAGAATCTACTTCCGCAGCTTTGTAATCACCCTCAGCAGACTGTCCAATAGCCATAGCGTCATAGGTATAGGCACCATTACGTCCCATGCCCGTAGCACGATATGTTGAAAAGTCTTGAATTCGGTAGTCTTCGGGGTCGCCTGAAGGCACTATAGAAACGGTAGCAATATCGCCATCGTAAAGCCATAATTCAGAACCGGGACCTCTACGAGAAGAGCGTTCCTGTTCTTCTTTGTCGGCTCGTTGGCTGATGCCAGCAATTCCACTACTTACCATTTTTTAAAACTCCCTTCCAAACCTAAAACGGTTCGGTTAGTTATTACAGAATGCAAAAGACTTGCATCCCTAATTTCCTGAATGTCTTTATAGCCATCAGGGAGTCTAGCGAAACTGACTAACCTATGCTTCGATAATTTAGACGCAATCTGCCGTGAAGCAGCTATTCCTGTCTCATCATTGTCCAAACATAGGACTAGTTCAGAGGTATGGAGTGTATTGATGAGGGACTCTTGTTTTTTAGACAATGAAGCCCCAAGTATTGCTATTGATTCGAAGTTATGTTGTTTAAGCCATAATGTGTCGAGTATGCCTTCAGTTAGACAAATAAAACTAGACTCATCTATATTATACAGTCCGTAAACGATTTTGCTCTTTTTCAATCCGAAACTGTATAAATATTTAGGGTTATAGCCCGATGGTTGTCGGGTTACACTTCCTACTATAACACCTCTATCATCTCTGATGGGAAGAACTAATCCTCCACGACCGTTTGTTCCGGCCTCAGCGTCAATCAGAGTTTTTGCTGTGAATTCTCTATCGAAAATCCAGTTAGGCACTTCTCCTTTCGTATACTCTAAATTTACTTCTTCTAACGGAGCTTCAACTTCTTCCGCTGTATTCCAAGTATCTTGAAGTTGTAACTCTACGTTTTCAGAAAATTTTCTAATAAATACATCGGTTTGTAACCGTGACCAGCCTGTGTACTTGGATATAAACGAATCCAAGGTTCCCGCCCCACAATTAGCATAACAAATCCACTTACCACTATCTAAATTAATAGAAAGAGATGGTGCTTTATCGTCGTGAAATGGGCAATGGTAAACCCTCTGATCTAATCGCTCCGAATTTGTTTCAAGTGCGGTTTCAAATCCTGCTTCGTTGAGGATGTCTTCCCACGGGTAAAATTGAACTTCCGTTTCCTGTTTCGACTTTTCTTCTCTAACCATTCTTTCAAGTCTCCAGACGCATTCGTAGCCAAAGTATCTGCCATTTCCTGTAGAGGGTGTCCCGAATGCCCCGGAACCCATACATGGCTAATATCCTTGAACGATTGGTGTAAGGCGAAATATTTACTCCATAAATCACTAGAGGAGGTACTAAACTTAATACAATTATCTATAACATACTTACTGTCGGAATATATAGTAACACATTCAGATAAATCGTCTAAATACAAAGCTTCCAACCCCCGCACAACTCCCGTCAACTCCATTTCACTATTAGTAGTGCTGGGTTCGCCTCCTGAAAGAATAAACAAGAGGTCTTCATCTTCATTAGTTATCACAACCCCCCATCCACCTACTCCACCGGGGTTTGTCCTACAAGAACCATCAGTATATATTTTTAATTTAGAATTTGGCATCTTCTTGCTGTAAATCTTCCTGCATTAGTTCTTGAACATCCCCAACATCTACATTCCAACTCAGAACACTCTTAGCTGTAATTTCTGCATCGTCACGTTGTTTCATATAATAGAGAAATCTTTGATTATCATCATCTTCTACTTTACTCATCGCAAACGCAATGTCGCTAGCCCGAACCAACGCATCTCCATTAGCTACCTGATTCAACTTAGGTGGTTTGAATAAGTCTACAGCTTCTCGTCCTGCCTGAGTGGTACAAAACACAGGAATTTCATGAGCCATCGCTATATTCTTCAAACCTTTAAATAGATTATCATTCTGTTCCCACTTAGCCCTACTAGAATCATCGCTAAGTAGGTATACCCCATCAACTACCACTAAGTCTGGGGTATACTTTCGCACCAAATTTCTAATGGTCGATATGCTTAAGGCATCAAAGCCCAAATGGTGAGGAAACAAAATATTTCTAGAGTCCATAGAAGTAAGAAATTCTCTATACTGTTCTTCATCTATCCCCTCTTCTCCTCTTCTAAGTTTAGTTAGAGAAAACTCATACCCCAATAGTTTCCCCAAAAAAGCATCCATTCGCATGGACATAGCTTTCACGGGCATTTCTGTAGATATCAGTAGCGTTTTATACCCCTGTTTCATGGCAACAGCAGCTACCTTTACAGACATGAACGACTTACCTACCGTAGGTCGAGCAAAGAGTGAATATAGTTCACCCGGCATCCACCCTACACCAAGCCTGTTAAGCGTCTTGAACGGGGTTGGTATACCCAACATACCCAACGACTGATCCTTACGCTGTGCAACCCTCTCAGAGTACTCTGCTAGACGATCTATACTGCCTGAGTCATAGACTTCTATATCATCATCGACAGTAGCGGTTACAGCCTCTAATTCTTGAATCAAACGCTCTATCGCTTGTTGTGGATTATTTCCCTGTATCTGGGGAACCCACTCATTGGCAGACTGGATGGCAGTACGATACATTAGTTGATGTTTCAGTTCTCCCGAAAAGAAACTTACGTCGGCTGCGTCTGCGGCACTTTGGTCTAATTCTGGATACTTTGCTAGAAGCACAGACCTTGATGGAACTTGCCTACTATCATCTAACTCATTCAAGATGAACTGGAATGCTTCCCCAAAAACGGCAAAATGTTTGGGGGTTACATTAATCTTCTTCAAATCGGCATAAGATGAGATATTTAGAACTATTCCACTTTCTACGTAGCTGTATGAAAGGTTACTCACTTAGCCCACTCCTTTAACTCTTCTTCTATTTCTGATAATCGCTTACGGTCAGATGCAGACGGAAACCACCTAGTAGAAATATCTTCATATTCATACCAAAGATTTTTCTGTCTCTTATTCCCTCTATCCTTTACCAACCATTCTAACTTCGGGTGGGGGGAGTGAGAATCGTAATCCTCAAAGTTATTACGGAATTCGGAAATTATAGTTCCCGATTTAGTGGCCACCTCTATCGCCAATAAAATAGTATACACATCATAATAGTTCAGCAACTCCTTAAAGGATTGTAAGTCCAAACCTCCCCATCGTAAAGACACGTATGGTTTAGACTGGTGAACTATAAATTCCGAATTCCAATAATCTAGAAGATGTTTACTAGTATACTTTTCTGGATGAACTTTTTTAGGCACGAAGTATTTCGCCTCTAACTTTCATCAAGATGGAGCCTAATTCGGAATCCCTTTTACCGCCTATACGCTTGGTACCAGTATTAGTTAGCACTTTAGCTAAATCTTTATTAGACTCAAACTTTATTTTTACCAATTGATGTAGTGTAGCATACCTAACCTCATTCCAGTTAGGTCTAGTCCATTCATCCGATAACAATTTCCTAACTTCGGCTAAATCAGACATTTTAGAAATTTTAAATTTCACGGTTCTGTCTAGAACTTTAGCAGCTAGGAAAGCGTGTTCTACCGACGGATAGGTAATTCCCTCAACAATAACAGAGGTTGGGTATGAATTAGCTAGACACTTGTACGGTCCTTTCAATTCGATAGCGGGTATGTGTGTTCTACTCATAATAATTCCCATCAACTAATTTTGCATAATCTTGTACTGATAATTTTACTTCTTGCATTTGCTCTGCGCCTTCCATAAAATTATTAGATTCTGCCAACCGAGTATTGTAAACTTTCTGTATTCCTTCATCTATTGTACCGATTAAATACGGTAATAAAATGTTAACTGTTTTTTCCTGACCCATGCGCCATAATCTATCTTCACGCTGAATCATCGTACCGGGGTTATGGACATATCCGTAGTGAACTAATGTATCCGCACCCACCATATCTAAGCCGAATTTTCCAGCATCGGTAGATATGAGAATTCCCTTTTTAATTTTGTTGAAATCCCTAACTACTTCAAACCTATTGTTCTTTTCTTTTCCAGATATGTAATAAGGAGTATCAAAATACTCTTTCAACATTCTGGCACTTTTTTCAAAGAATGTGAATACGACTAGCTTATCTACAGTTTTATATAAATCTTCTAGCCATTGTCTTTTAGTTTTAGTAGCTAAATTACCATACATACCTTCAACGAAATATCTGACGTCTAGCGTAGCAGACCCCACAGTTTTATGTTCTTCTTTACTCCCACCCTCAACCCATGCTTTAAATTCTGAGGATAGTTTTGAGTATTCAGATTTTTCTTCCGCCGACATCTCTAGTGGAATAGGTGTGTAGATTTTTGGAGGTAACTCCTTCAGCTTTTCTAGCTTAGTTCTACGCAACACAAATGGAGAAGTCAGGGCGTGGAGCTCTGGTAATTTTTCTTTTTTCGCTCCTAAAACTTTACCGTTCCAATCGACTTCACAATAGCGTTTAGTAAATGTGTAGACGTTATCGGGAACAACCTCAGGGCGGATAAATTTCATAATAGAAAAGAACTCCGTTAGGCTGTTTTCTATGTATATTCCCGATAAGGCGAACTTATATTCTGCCTCTAACTTTAGAGCTCGTTTAGTTCTTATGGCTTTGGGATTTTTTAGGTACACCGCTTCATCGGCAATAATAACATCCCATTTGTGGGGCATATCGTCCCAATCCCTATTAGGGTGGAGTAGGTCATAGTTAGCTATAATATACTTAGCTTTAGATTTCCAAACTGCCCTACGTTCTTCCTTTTTTCCTGCGACCACAAAAGCATCAATGTTGAAATGTTTTTTAAACTCGTCAGCCCATTTCCACTTTAACGACGAAGGACATAATACTAATACTTTATCGGCAGGTACATCCATAGAAGCTTTAATAGCTTGGATGGATTTACCTAATCCCATATCATCCGCCAATAATCCTTTTTTAGCAAACGTTAGAAACTCAACCCCAACAGTTTGATACGGGCGAAGTAATCCGCCAGACTCTCCTTCTTGAAACTTCAAATCCACTAATTTTAGTATCGTGTCTTCGACTTTTCGTTTGGCTGCCTGAGCTGCATCTGTCCAAGTAGCGGGTACTGTCCGTGGGGGACCTAATTGCTCTAAGGATTTACTAGCTAACCTAGGAACTCTCCACTCTTTAGTGGATTTGTTCCATTCACGAACTGGTAAATTTTGGACAAGTTTCAAATCTCCCTTATTATAAGGAAAATCTAAAATAAAGAATGGGGCTTTATAATCAATCCGAATCATCGTAGCCTTAGGTGTTGATTCCTTTCTACGTGAGTTCCTTGAACTTCAAAATCATCGTTCCTAGCTAAATCTATAATAGCTTTTTTATCCACAGCTAATTTTAGTGTGGGGTGTCCTGATAGTTCTTCGGGTAATTCATTTAGTTGGAGGGTTAGCGTGGCTTTCATAAAGTCCGATGGAATCACATTTTCATCATCTACCACTAAACTCGGAGGACTGTTTTGTATATTTACAGAACCTAACGTACCCCCGGCTTTAGTTCTTCCTGAAGCCTCTAGTAACTGCCTCATGTAATCTTTTATTCGAGTTACGTGGTTATTGACAGCTTTCTTTTTATCTTTCAGCCGGGTGATTTCTGAATCCACTACTGCGGATTGCGCCTCCAAAGTCTTTACCGACAACACTAAACTTTCCATTCTTTGGTCTAGTGTTTCAGCAATACCTAATAAGACTTCCGAAATATCTACATCTTCTTCTTCGGCAAAATCTACTAAAGTTCTATACTGTTCTGATAACTCGTAAAGGTTAATTGGCATTCTGATTTAAGTCCCCATTCTAATTTAAGTTTTACGCTTTCTCGTAGCTTTACAGCATTAACCCCTAGTATATCACTAATTTCCCTTAACCTATACCGTTGGGTTCGTAAATCTATAAAATCTAGCTCTTTAGGGGTGAGGTTACACTTATCTATCAGAGACAGTAAATCCACCTCGTCGAAAAGTTCTACCTGAGTAGAATCCTCTAAAGCCGTTAGCAACTTATTAGATACCGACCCTATATTTCTAGTGTCGGATTGAGACATAGAAGAACTTAAATGTTGATCTAAAGAAACCGTTGGTACGTGTTTCTTCGCCTTCGCCATTAAACTTCTAATTACGTTTAACATAGATACGTGTAAATACGTATGGAATTTAGCTGAAGTGTTTTCGGGGTTATACCCTCTAGCAGATTTCAATATTGAAATCCGAAGTTCTTGGGCAATATCTTCCCGATCAAGTCCTACGATAGACACACTACGAAGCATAGAATTTACCTTAGGCTCCCACTGTTCTAGCAACTGTGCTTCGTTATGTGTCATACGTTTACCTTATCCATTTTATGTAAGAGTCTCTATGACCTAAATACTCTTCCAACTCCAGTTTTTGAACAATCACCCTAAAAAACTCTCTAATAGTACGCATTATCTTCTCCTAACGCACTAAAGAGTGTGGAGGGCCGTCTTCATGTGGCGGTCACGCACTCTATGTTTTGGTGGAAGCGGAGGGAATTGAACCCTCGTCCTGACTTCCTACTCGGTCAACCCTGCCGTATTTGCTGTGGGCTTTTTAGCAGTTGAGACATTACATCTCTGATTGATTGCTAGGGAACCAGTCGAAACCATGCGCCCCCAATACATATTATATAGCTTATCACAAATTTATTTAGTGTGCCAACCCTTTTTTACCGCATTGGCAATTTCCGCCACATTTGCATTCGGAAAGCATTATTCGTTCTCCAGTACCTTCATCCCAAGAGCTATGATGCCCCCAATGGTACCTGTAGCAATTTCTGGAAGCCCATTATTTGCTCCCGTGTAAGCTAGTACACCTAGGACAATTATAGCTAAAAAGATTTGAGGTCTAAGTTTTCCAATCATAACTTACTCCATAGTTACATCTACTGGAATTACTTTAGGTTTTGCTTCCTCAGTTTTAGGAAGAGTAATCTCTAGAATTCCCTTAGAGTATTTTGACGTTATCTGATCTACGTCAACATTAGTATTATTCAGAGATAAAGTTTTAGAAAACTTATAGTCTGATATACCGTGTATATTGAACTGTCCCTCTTCTTGATCTTTTTCTGAGAAATCTCGCTCTACGTCTATAAGTAGAGAATTATCTTCGACCGATACACTTACATCCGTTGCACCCGGCGTAGATACTCTTATTAGATATTCTGCTTCTCTATCTATTATATCCATAGGACGCCGAGTATCCAAACCATAAAAACTTCGGACGAAATTTCCGCTAAGAGGAAGATTCATTAAATCTGTAATATTAGCCATATTGAATATCTCCTTCTATGACACTAGCCCTAGCAACTACTAACCACAATCTACTGTCTTTTAGGAACTGCACTTGCAGGTCCCAGTTAGCTTCGTCTGCTCTATTATCAATAAACTCAGTTAGAACTTTGTGAACCTCGTCTATTGTGTTACAGGTAAAATTCTCGCTCAACTCAGTTCGTTTATCTTGAATTATTGACATCTACTTACCTTTCTCGGTTTTGTGCAACGTGGCCACAATTTCGTGGTCAGTTAGAACAAAATACTTAGTGTCTTCATGGTCTATCACCATTTGAGAGTGCTTTATAAAAACCACCCTAGTCCCAACCTTTAGTCGGGGTTTAATAGTGTCCCCAGAAAACTCATTTACTCGACCTTGACCTACACTAGCTATAGTCCCATATCCGTGAACTGTCATTAGTTCTCCCGGAACATGCAACCCACCTTTGGTCATAGTATTATCGTCTTCCACAACAAGATACTTACTATCGTAAGCTACCAACTTTTCTGACATACCTTATCTCCTATAAAAATTTATTGGTAGCGGGGGCGGGAATCGAACCCACGATCTTCTAGTAATGAGCCAGATGAGATGCCACTTCTCTACCCCGCAATGGATACTATATTATACAGTATTTTATCTAAAAGTTACACTCCTAGCTTTAGCATACGGTCAAGCGCAACTAAAGCATGCCTCTTATGCCCCGATTCAACCTCAATCCTGTTTATTGCAATTCCCGCCAATATCCCCTCCAATACCCAAAGAATGTACGCAGGATGTATTCTATACATTGTAGCACAAGGGCATACTATAGGGTCGAGACAAAATATCTCTTTATCGGGATACTGTTGTGCTAACCGTTTCACCATATTAACTTCAGTACCGATTCCCCAAGACGTTCCTGAGGGAGCGTTAGCTATAGTCTTCAAAATAAACTCTGTAGAACCTGACATATCCGCTGCGTCTACCACTTCTCTAGTACACTCAGGGTGTACCAAGATATTAGTCAGAGGATTTTTATCCCTGATAGCGTCTATTTGATCGGTGGTAAATCTAGTATGAACAGAACAGTGTCCCTGCCACAATAACACAGTAGCTTTGCGAATTTCTTCTTCCTCTAATCCACCCATAGGTAGGTGAGGATTCCAGACTTTCATATCCGACTCAGGTATGCCTTTAGCTAGTCCAGTGTTTCTTCCTAAGTGTTGGTCAGGTAGGAATAATATTTTATTCCCTCGTTCCAACGCCCAGTCAAAAGCTTTATCAGCGTTAGAAGAAGTACACACCAAGCCACCGTTTTCTCCACAATGCGCTTTTATGGAGGCGGAGGAATTCATGTAGGTTATAGGAACAATATCCTCTGTAGAACCCAACACATATTTCAACGCACTCCAACTAGTCTCTACATCATCTATCGCAGCCATATCAGCCATGGAACAACCTGCGGCTAAGTTAGGCAGTATAACGTTTTGGTCGTTTGAAGTAAGAATATCGGCTGTTTCAGCCATAAAGTGGACACCGCAAAAAATTATCCATTTAGCGTCTGTGATTTCCGACGCTTGTTTAGATAGTTGATAAGAGTCTCCCGTTATGTCTGCAAATTGTATTACATCATCACGTTGGTAGTGGTGACCTAACACTACAGCCTTAGTTCCAATTTCCTTCCTAGCAAACGCAATTCCTTCAGTCAATTCCTCAGGAGTTAATTTTGCATATCTAGTAGGTATCTTCTGCCAACGAACTCCTGCCTTAAACTCTTCTTCTAAAGTTTTGGTGCGTAGGTTTCCATCCGACTGACAAAAAGCCGATTGTTCTAATTCGGTTATGGGTACTATTTGTTTAGTAGCCGTTACCATTTTAATTTCCTTCGTGTACACCTAACATTCGATTTTCTAGCATAAGAAAAGCTACCGCTGCTTGTTGCGGAACTACTCCGTTTCCAAGTATGCGAAGTTTGTCAGCTCTACCCAATCCTCCGGCCAACCCATCAACCACTCCACGAACTTCGGGTTTAGCCGGGGCAAGGTCGGGTCTTTCCCTGAGGATTTGTCCCCACTCAAGGCTTGTTGGACGGGGCGGCCATGAAAATGGTCTGCATCCGAAATCAATCCCCGTTGATGGGAATTCACTGTTGATTTCGCTCCGTCGTCCCCCGCCATTGGAGTTGACCAATTCGCCGTTTGATCCCGTAGTTTTATCTTCGGATTGCCCCCGTAGTTCTTCTTCACTATCCCACCATCTGGATCTGATGCGCTTGGCGTTCTCCAACCCGCCACCCTGTCCTGAAGATTCAGACTGTGGCTGTTCTTTCCATCCTTCGTCTTCCGTCGTCCCGTTTCCGTTAATTCCATATCGGGGTGCGGAGTCTCCTGAGTCGTGGGGGTCGGCCAAGTTGACCACATCACCGCTTGTCCCATCAGACGAGAGGGATCCGTCGGTCGATTCTTGAATTTGTCGTTGGCGTTTGAGGTAGTAGGAGAAGCCCAGTTGTTCCCCACTTCTTGGGCTAGTTCCGCTGCCTTCAGCAAAGATTTCGGACGATTCTTCACGTTGCTGTTCTGATTCGGTGCTTCGGGCATCGTATCGGGAGTCGGCCAGTTCATATCCTGACTGTACTCTTCTTTCCAACTGGGAACGAATTCGTGTGCTACTTGATTCGGAAGTTGCGTCATGAACTTCGGTTGACTGTTGGTTCCCTTTACGTCCCTCGCTGTAGGGGTGGACCAACTGCTCACTACCTGACCCAGCGATACCGAATGTCTCCCCAAACCCGTTTCGGGATTGAAGTTCGTATCCTTGCGGAAGTTCTTGGGTTTGTAGTTCCTGTCCGTCGTGTCGGGGGTCGGCCATTTGGGCATAGATGAACGCCCGTTCTCGTCTATGACTGGCTCCAACATCGGACGCTTTGTAAACACCCCATTCAACATGGTACCTGAGGTTGGCCAAGTCCCTGAGGATTTCTTCGAATCCGTCCCCATCATTAACAGATAGGAGTCCACGCACGTTCTCCAAGAACAACCCTTGTGGCTGCGCTTCTGACACGATTCTCCTAATGTGAGGGAAAAGCCATCTCTCATCGTCTTGTCCTGATCTTCGTCCTGCAACGGAGGCGGGCTGACAAGGGAATCCTCCAATGATCCAATCCACTTTTCCACGCCATGGTTTACCGTCGAAGGTTCCGGAATCTGCAAAGATAGGCGCATCATCCAATTGTCCCGTTTGCATGTGGTCAACCAAGAGCGCAAGGCTCGATGCTTCCCTTTCCACGTAACAGACTGCTCTAGCACTTGGATTTGCGAGTTTGAAGGCAAGGTCGAGTCCCCCGCCTCCTGAGTAGAGACTGATGTATTTGATTTCGGGATGTGTATCCACACTAATTTAACTCCTATTGCTTTAGAAATCCAGAGTTTTCAACTTCGTCCAAAACCCGCTGAATTTTATCAAAATCCAATGTGCCGTGATTAAATGACCAATTTCGTATTTTACCTTCCATATCAATCCATATGTCTGCATCTCCCGCTGCCGCAGCAATTTGAGGAAGAGCAGTTCTCATGTTGTCAGGACCTAAACCACCTGAGTATCCAAACTTTCCACCCAAAAGAACGTGATCTGCTTTAGGCCAAACGTTAGGAGAAGTTCCACTTCCATGAGAAGTATCGAATAGTCCTGATACATTTACGCCCAATGAGTTAGCAAGTCCAAATGTATATGTGTTCATAGGAACATCATCCAACTGGAATATAATTTCCTTGTCCGAAAATAAATCGGATTTGAATAATTCTAACGTAGTGTGCTGAGTGTGGTGAGGGTGACCGTGAGTATTAATCTGTACTCGTTGAAAAGAATCCCATCCTTCAATAGACAATACTTCTACCGGGTTAGAATTCTCTAATAGTTCTTTTACCGAACACATATGAGCAGAAAGAGGAAGGTCGGTAGAGGTTAATTCTTTAACCCAACCAGCATCAGGAAAAAGCCCGCCTCCAAAATGTGGTGTTTGTATACCCCATTCAATATATGGATGGGTTTCGTAGAGGTCACACATCTTTGTAATAGACGTTCCATTGCTCGCTCCACTAAAAGTTACTGTGTGTATGTTCAATATGCTCTCCTTAAGCTTTATAGGACTGTAAGTATAGCATAGATTTAAGAACATTGGACGAATTATATATTTTCCTACCCAAATATAATTTTATTATACTCAAGTTTTTCAAAAATAAATGGTCAATTTTTAAGGGCTTTATATTATACTACCTACGTACCCTTACTTAAGTAAGGGTAAGCATTTCTGTCTCTATCGTAATGTTCCCTATTGCAATAGAGATTTTGGTTTCCTCGCAGCTTTTTCTGGGCTAGGGCAGACCTTAGGATAGGTTTTTCCTCTCCACAGTAATTACAGGTAAATGAAGTCCACGGAGACTCATACAGCCCGTCCTGCTTCAATATCTCAGTTACCCTGCTTATAGATATCCCTAGCTCCTGTGCGATGCTTGTAGCGGTTCTAGCAGGGTCTTTTTTCTTCAGCTTATTGACTTGTCTACGTCGCCATTTATGAAGTTTCATTAAAAAGAATCTAAACCACCGTCGGCATTTCTACGGGCTTGTTCCTGTTCGTATAGCTCTACAAATTTCTGCACCCTCTTTTTTAACATTGCAGCTAGATATGGAGCATCTACATCTCCTGTTTCTCCTAAGTTTTTTATACGGCTAGATGCCGCAACAACTCTTGTCCATTGTGCGTCTGTAAATGATACCGTTACATCAGGCATTAGTTTTTCTCCTTTAGTTGCTTCACTTCGTCTGAAAGTTCTTGTACTGCTTTTATTAGCATAGGAATAAATTCTGAATATCTGGCTCCATAATAATCTTCATCTTCACCGCCATGTGTAATACCGCCAAACTCTTCGATAGAATTTATACCATGTTTTTTAAGTGTTTCCATGACTTCTTGTGCTATTATACCGTAGTGGGTTTGATTCACCTTGTCTTCTTTTTTATTTTTCCATTTGTATGAAACAGGGTTTAGGTCGTTAACAAAGTCCAACCCCAACGTTAAGGGGGTTATGAGTTCTTTTAGCCTCATGTCTGATGTTTGAATGGTGCCATTAGTCGCATAAACATCATCCCATCTGTAAGAAGAAGATCCTAAATCAAAAAAATCATCAGCACCGGGAGTAACGGTTTCGTAAAGCCAAATCCCCGTACCATTTTCTCCAAATAAAGCCGCTGTTGCACCATCGGCTGTAATACCTACCATTTCAGTTGCCCCGGTTTCGTAAAGATAGAGTCCCGTATGTCCATCAGCGGAACCAGCAAAAGTTACACTGGGGGCAGAATAAGTACCGTCTGACGCTGTATATTTATTTGAAGTGTCCTGAATAGCACCAACAGCTTCTATACCAACATCTTTAGCGATATTTCCTACCTTTTCTACTCCAGATAATAGTAAAGGAGAGCCTTCATCAGTAGTAAGGCTCAAAGAAGATATACTTCTACCTCCTTCTTGTACATATTCTATTTTGGATATTATGAAGTCTTGCTGCAAGTCATCTTGGGTAATATTATCTGTTACAAATATCGTGTTACCCGGTCTAAGGACGGTAGTTGTGCCGCTTCTTCGCATTATAGGAAAATCGAAAATTTTTACGGTGGCTTTACGATGAGTATCCGCAGATATATCTATGAAACCTGCCCTTAATACTGCGTAAGCTGTCTGTGATGTATATGTCAGAGCGGAAGCCTCTGTTCCCGCAGTAAATACTAAAGTAGATCTACGTAGATGTACTGGTTGCGCTTTATCTGTTTCCTGACCTGAAGTAGTGGTGTAAGTTGCGGTGGCTCCACTGGATGCATCTGTTATTGTTGCACCGGGGTTAAAATTAGGAGGTTCTGCGGTATAATCAGTAGCGTGAGATATCAACATAGCCCCACTTAGGATTAATCTAATTTGAGCTGTCGCAGTACCAGAACCTCCTTCGGCTGTTCCGGTAATATTATTGCCCGCCGCAAACGGAGATCCCGATCCTCCCACGGTTCCATGAGTGATTAATTTTAATCGCACCACTTTTGCTTCACCAAGGTATTGGTAGTGGGCATACACCTCAGACACTATATCAGCATCAAATTTTGAGTAACTAGGGGTGGGAAGAATCTGTTTAGTGTAATCATTAACAGATGCAGAAGCTAAACCGAATGTTAAAACTAGACTATTTGACGATGCCCCAGATGGATATGGGTATGAATGGTAGTGCATATCAGCTCCACCATCTAAGTAAAAGTGCCAACCAGCGTTTTGAGTAGATTGGTAACTTGATGCGTGTGGGTCTTCTGCTGCCAAGTCTTGGATAGTTTTTAGGACTGACCTACCGTTGTTGTTTCCTATTACCTCAACAGCATTAGTATTTGCAGAACTTTCGTAAGCTGCGGTATTAGAACCCACGGCGGGGAGCGCAAAGTTGTCACTAACATTTTTTACATGCCCCCTAATAATGGCGTTTATGGTGGCATCTGCCCCGTTTTCCGTGTAAGTAGCTGAGTTAAACGGCATAGTTAACTCAGCTAGGTTATCTCTAGCAGTAATGGTAAGTATTTCTGTGCTATTTTCTACAGATTTTAAAACGTTTTGTATTTTTCCTCGAAAAATTACGGGGTTGTCGGTGATACTAAACTCCCTAACATCAATTTCGTCACCGGTTGTATATCGTGTGTCTTTCGCCCCATCTTTGTTAACTATTTTGGCAATCAGGTACGAAGGAAAATTCCTTTCATCTATAATTCTAATGCTTATAGTATCAGCTTCTGTTGATGGTATAGAAAGGTTACCATATTCTAGTTTAGCCACCATTACTGTTTACCTCTCCTTATTTTAAGGGATTTTCTCAAAGTCATCTGTAAAGCCTAAATTACTAAGTTGCATGTCTATTGAACTCTGCGGGTTAGCTGATGTTGGTCGTCCGCCCGGATCCGGAAATACGGGTACATCTGCGTCTGTAATGACAGTTCCTTCACCTGAAATAGATTTGTCTATGAGTGTTTGTACTGCCTCTTCTCCACTCGTCTTTTCCCACGTTCCAAATAAATACCTAGCCATATCATTTGGAGTTATGCTCAAATCCTCTGCGGAATCTTTCGCCCAGTCTAATATATCGTCCCATCCGAATGGAACAATATCGTCTGCCCAAGAAAACCACTTTTCTGCTACGCTATCTTTATCCTCCTGATCGAGTTCCTCATCTATAAGTTCTATCTCTCCCGCCGTTGTTGCGTCTGTAATAGCCATATCTACATAGCCTCCGGGAGGGGTAGAGGGTCCTCCCTGATATATCCAAGAAAGGCTAGCAGTTTGATTTGCATCTCCCGCAGCGTCGGTTTCACTCTGATAGTCAGGCCTTGCAAGATTACTAGTCATGTCAGGATTCCAGTAGGAAGGGTCAATTCGACCCGTTTCGACAAGGTTCGCCTCCATATACTCTTCTACCTCTTCTTTTGAAACTTCGGGAACAAGTTTTATAAGGAGGTCATCTCTTTCCTTATCTACATTAATAGATTCCGCTTCCCATCCGAAAGCTTCGGCAATTCCCGGCCATAAACTTACTGCGTGATCCCGTATCCAACCCCAAATATTTTCAAAAATTTCTTTAAACCATTTTCCAATATTTTCCAACATGGTTTCAATTACATTTATAAGGTTAGAAATATTAACAAGAATCCAGTTTATAACTGGTAACACCGAAGCTAATAGGATATCTAGCATGAAGGTTACCATCTTTAAAACTTGATTTAAAAGGCTTCGGGCAATCTGCGAACTTCCTAATAATAACCAAAGTAATCCAGTGGATTTATTTTTAACTAAAGATTTAAACCCCGTTTTAATATTTCTAAGACCTAGAGCTATTCTCTGTAATATAGACATAGAGGGACTAGCCTGTTCTTTTCCCCCCGTAAGATCAGAGCTCTCCATAATTTGTGCTGTAATTCCTATAACGCCACTAGCTGCCATTGTTTTAGGCTACTCCATCTCTAAATTGAGTCAGTAATGTCATAGTAAAAGTCCAGTAAAGTTCTTCTTTAGTGGATCTTAAAGTAGCACTAAAATCTGATATAACACACCTATAAGTACTAGTGTCAGTAAGGTTTCCGACTCCGGCCTCTAATATAAAATCTATATCCTCATCAAAATCTGTATAGATTGCATTTTCTAACACATCCTTAGAGGGAATAACGTTAGTACCATCACTTCCGGGGGTTATGGGTAGAACTCCTCTAATACGAATACTAGGGTCGGAGTACCCCATGTCTTTTTGTACAGGACTTACACCAAACATAGGCATGTTATATGGAGAACGTCTTATATTCACCACAACCTCTTCTACTTGCAAAGCGAATGTGGTTGAACCAAACTTTAATTGTGCGCTTAAATTTCCAAATGCCATTTAATCCTTCCTATTTACATACTCTAATGGTTGGGTTAGCATATTCATAAACTGATCTATCGTCTGAATAGGGCTCTCAAGGAAACTAGACGCAAAATTATAGCCTTGCGAGAAAGCCTCTTTAATATTTTCCCAAGTGTTCGTTATGGGTTCAGAAATTTTATTTAGAATAAAATCCCTAGCCTCATCTGCCGTAATCATACCGAAAGTTATGAATTCTATTAAATACAATGCACTCACGGCTGTACCCATTCCGATAATCCCTAATATACCTAATATACCTTTCCAAGTTATAGGTTCGTCTGAAAAGAACACTTCTTTAATTTGTGTTATAAGTCCGTTCTCTCCTGTTAGAAAGGGAGGACTCTTTATTTGGTCTAATCCAAACGCAGCCATAATAGCCGCTCCTGTAACAATTACTGTACCTACAGGAACAAACCTACCTAACATATTAGCTAAGTTCAAAGCTCCACGTTTTATAAATCTAGCTGTTCTCGCTGCTTTAGTTCCTTTTCTAGCTTGGGATAATTTAGGTGCTTTTTTAATGCCCATAACGTTTGCAATAACGTCTAATCCAAATTTTCCTCCCGACCACTTCAAGAGGGAACTCAACACAAACGCAGCCCCGGCAGGTCCAGCAACCAGTCCTCCAATTAACGTAGCAAATATAGACATTCCTGCTGATAGTTTAAACATATTTTTGATTATGCCTAGTAAACCACCTTCATTCCATTGATTAGTCCAAAAACTAGTCCAATCTCCCCACACCTCAGAAAAACTTTTTTCTCCCCTAAGTAATTGAGATAGGTAAGTTAGAAACTTAAACATATGCCCTAACGTCCAAACTAATAGGGGTACTATGGGTCTAAAAAACACATCCCCTATAACCCCTAGAAAATAAGCTAAGGACGCATATATATTACTTAGGGTTTTAGAGTTAGCAATTAACCCGCCGACGGTTAGATATTTAATTATCTGTTTAACGTCAAAAGCCATACCAAAAACAACTACTTTAAGTTTGTTTTGTTTGGTTTTATCAGAAGCTTTTGCACTAGCCCCTGTTCCAGCTATCGGGGAACCAGCGTCCCCCATTACTTCTGCAATTATATGGATGGTTCCACTAACGTCGGTAGCCATTTATTTCCCATCTCCCGTTCCCGCCCTTTGGGGGTTGCCCTCTCCGGGTTGCGGAACTAAGAATTGCCCCCAACTTATCCCTGCGTCATAATTTCCACCCCCACCCGGTAGGTTTGTGGCTTGCCATCCCCCTGTCTCGCTCCTTTCAAACAAACTATTGATATACTCAGACCATATTTCGCCTATACCTTGCCCAAAGACTTTGTTGGTGAGGGCATTCAGTACAAACGTTCCACCAACCACTAAACCTACCGCCGCAAGAGCAATTAATCCAGCAATACCTAAAACACTTAAGGCACTACCTATACCCAAAGCACTAAATAAGCTACCAATCCAAGTAGCACCCGCAGCAGCACCCATTCTA